GAGCATTTGCTGGGTCTTGAGGCCGACGCTGACTTCATTGATCACGCCGTTGTCCAGGCGTGTGATGAAGTCTGTCTGGTCGTTCGTCAGGTAGAAGAGCGCTCGCAGGTCAGTTGACCCATCGGCCAAGATCGAAGCGAGCGTTTCGGCGTAAAAGAAGCGACCGACCGGCAGCTCATCACCATTAGGGTGCAACGTCTGGAGGGGGACGAATCCACCGCCGTTGACGTAGTTCGCCATCTGCTTCAGCGTGTCGGGGCTGATGATGCCGCCGTTGAAAATCGAGCCGGGTTTCGTGATCGCGCGGTCGCTTGCAACGATCGCCTCGAACGCGGTGATGGCTCCAAAATCGACCGCATCACCACCATTGTTCTTGACAATGAGTGCTTGAATTTGCGATGTGAGCGGAACGCTTTTAGCCATACCAGTTTGGTTCGTTTGAGACTGCCCGGTGAAAGTAGCCCGTATTATTTCGACGGGCTACTTAGGAGTCAAAGAGTTTTTACGGCTTCACCGCGTTGCTTGATGCGGACTTCGAACCTTTAGGCGCGAGGGCTCTTCCCATCGGGTCAGAGTTGGGCGAAATCTTCTTCGCGTTGGGTGTCGGGTTGTTTTGACTCGTCGCGCTATTCGACGACTTCTGACTCGTGTTCCCCGGTGCAGCACCACCATCGTTGGGTTGACCAGCGATGTCCTGTGCAGTCAACACCTGAACGTTCGTACCCGGCATGAAGTTCGTACCACTCAAGATCGGCGCGCTGTCAGGACGGATGCGACCGTACATCTCAAGGTGATACTCGTCGTCGTCGATGATGCCGAGCGAGAGGTCAGCCTTCAGGCGCGAAGCACGCATCGTGAGCTGCGGTTCGAGTTCAGTCATCGGGCGCATTTCAGCGGGCCGGAATTTCACTTCGACCGACGACATCGAGCCTTGCAGTCGAATCGCGAGCGTCAGCATGTCGGCGAAGAGGTCAGCGATAGGCTGGTTCAGCTCTTCCGCCGTCATCGAGAACAGACGCGCCTCGACGGACGCCGTGTTCACTCCGCTGTTGCCTCGACCCAGAATCGTCGCCATCGTGCGCAGGCCCGCCTGGTTCTGCGCGTTGAGCGTGTCGATGATCTTCGAGATGTCCATCGCCATGCCTGGCGACTTGTCGTTGACCATCTTCACTTCGGACGAGTCCGTGTGGACGAATGCCTGATCCGGACGGATGTTCGCGAGGTTGGCACTGATCGTCGCTAGAACCTGCCCGACGTACTGCTGAAGCTTGATCGGGTCGGCCTTCACATCGAACGGCGCGTTGCGCGTCACGACATCCTCGACGACCTTCACTTCGAGTCGGGGATAGCCGGTGAGCTGCATGATCCGGTACAGGTCGTTGATGACCTGTTGGCGTCCCGCGATGGTGTTGATCGCCGACACGAACGGTGAGTAGGTGTACAGCGTGCGAGGATCGCGCCGGAAGAACTTGACGAAGAACGTCGGGATCAACAGGTCGATGATCGCGCCCGAGGTCGTGCGCTGCTCGGGCGTGAAAACGCCGGGTTGTGGTTCGATCCACCACAGGGTCTTCGGATCGAGCATCCGGAACTCCTGCGGGACGAAGTTCTTGTCGAGCACCATTTCGCACGGCAACGTGCCGCTCGCGAGCAGGATGTACCGGAAGTTCTCGGCCAGTTCCTTGAAGCTCGGGCGCAGATCGAAGCCCTTCGAGTAGTCGTTGCGGACCTGATAGGCCTCCATCACCGAGTTCAGGATCTTCTGGCCGTCGCGGTCGATCATCCCGTTCGCGTCCTTCACGACCGCCTGCATGTCGGTGTTGGCCACCGTCAGATAGGCGTTGACCGCTGCGGACATGTCCGGGTCCTGCGAGAACAGGGTCTTGATCAGGTCCCGCGAGTCGGTGCTGTTGCGCGACGTGAAGATGTCTGTGAGGTGTTCACGATACGTCGGCATCGTGAGCAGCTGCTGCGGCGCGCTCGGGTTGTAAGTCCCCGGCATCGACATGCCGCCCTTCGAGGAACGGCGGGGCAGCACGATAGCCAGCGCAGCGCCGATAGCGCCACCGATCCCCTTAGAAGAAGAGGAGGTTTTGGGCGGGGTTTTGGCCATAGATCTTGTCTTTCAGTTTAGAGGTAGGCGAGCCGAGCCCCAATGTCTGGTTGAACCCTACGTTCGCACCAGCGATGGCGATGACACTACGGGTTTCGGTGCTGATTAGGGCTGAAGCGTTGGTCGTGTGCAGCTTGACTGCGGACAACATGAATCCGAGCGCGTGGAAGAAGTGATCGTTGCCGTTCAACTTCTTCCACTCAGCTTCTTTCTCTGGTTCTTCGTTACGAACCATGTCCTTCAGATGCTCGATGATCGCGGCCTTGTGGATGCCGTAGCCCGAGAACTTGATCCTGTTCAGGCGAATGACACGCGCGACTTCGTCGAGCAACATCGTCCGATTCGACTGCATGTACAGGATTTCGCCTGCTGCGTCCTTGATCAGGTTGATTTCCTTCGATCCGCGGTACTCATTCGGCAAAACTTTGCGATGAGTCACGTCGCGCGCAGCTTCAGCTGTCGGCGTGTAGGGATGACGGTCGCAGGAGCCTGCAACAACCCGATATTCACGGTCGATGCGCTGCAGCTCCTCGAGAAGGCGCGCGACGGGCACAGTCAAGAACTCGCGGAGGTGGATCGAGTTCACGTCGTACCCTTGACCGACGACGATGTGGCATGTCTGGCCCACGTCGATACCGATCCACGCCGGAAGGCCTGGGATCGGAGGCTGCTTCAGCATGAACTCGGTGAAGGCCCGCTGGATGTCGGCGTCCGACATGCGCGCGTCGCCGCCCGTGTGCGAGCGCCCGAGCACGGTGTTGTACCAGCCCCGGATGAAGTCCTTGCGCTTGTAGCGGAAGAGCTGCTTGATGATGTACGTCGGGTCCAGGCGCTCGGTCGAGAAGGCCCGCACGCGGTAGCCTCGCGCGTGCTTGCGGTTCGGGTACTTCGGGACCCACTGACGCCGCTCGTGGTCGGCCAGGTTGAGCAGCGCGCCGCACTTCTCGCAATTGATCGTGATCCGGTCGAGCTGGATGATGCCCGCGTCGATCTTCTGTTCGTCGATCTCCTCGAACGACAGGCTGTCTGGCAGGCCGGGGATGCGGACGAATGGGCGCTCGAAGTCGGGAACCTGCCAGTGGTTGCAGCAGGCGCACTTCAGCATGTATTCCTGCTGGTCGCTCACCTTGAACGTCTGGTCGATGCCGTAGTCCTCGAACGTCGGCGTCGAGAAGCGGTGGTTTATCCTGTAGTCGGAGCCCTGCAAGCGCGAGCCGAACAGGGCGAGCATCGACTGGTCGGTCAGGTCCACTTCGTCGTTGACGACCATGTCGGCAGAGATCGAGGTCGCCGCGCCTTCGCCGGCTGCGGTGATGTACAGATAGCTCTTGCCGACCTGAATGATTTCCTTCGTGCGCGTGGGCTTGCCGCCGCCCAGCTGCTCCAGGTTGAAGACGTGGTCGCTATCGACGATAGGCCGGATACGGCCCACCGAGATCCGCTCCATCATCTTGTCGTCGGGCAGTGTGTAGATGACCGAGACGTTGCGCGTGCGCGCGATGAACGCGAGCACCTTGCGGATCTGAAGCTCCGTCAAGCCGACCTGGGACGGTTTGACCACGTCCATGTTGTCGTGCATGTCGTCGGCGATGGCCCGCTGGAACGGATAGCGCTTGAAGGTGAACGGCGCGTCGCCGAGATTGGTGTTCTCGCACATCCAATCGCCGTACGTCATCCCCGCGCGGTCGTTAGACCAGCGGTTCTCGGCACGGTCGAGAAGCTGTTGGAGATACTGATTCATAAGCAGGCCAGAATAGACAGGCGCTATTCTGACCAACGGGGCCGAGCATTACAAAGAAAACCTGTCTGTTGGCCACCGAACACAGAGTCAATACGATAAACGCGGGCAACTATCAGATAGACGATAAGAAATCTCTATTTGAATGTGCGGTGGGGGACATATAGTTCAGCCTCTGCACAGGAGACCCCATGAGCGACCACCACTTTCCTGACTTCACGGACCACTCGGAGTGGACTGTGAAACTCATCTTCAAGCTGGCCCTTGAAGATGAAACCTACTTGACCGACAAGACATGCCCGTATTCGACCGGGTTCAAGACCA